GTTTATGTTCTCTTCGGTCCGCGTTTACATTCTCGCTGCCGCTCTCCTGCTCTACGCGCTGAGCCCATGCCGTCGCGTACTCGGTCCAAGTTTGCAGCTTCTCGCCTGTATTGGTGTCTATTGTTTCCGTGTAGCTTTGCAAACTTACTAGCACGTCCATTAAGCCCGCGTTCATTATACCAATATTTGAATTTTGTAAGCGTCTAACAAGTAATGAAACCCGTAGCTCATTTCGCTAGAAATAGTACCCGTAATAATTGCCTGCCTATTGTCGTAGTATTGAGCCACCAATAAAAGCGCAGCGTGCTTAATAGTCGCTGGTAAAATAGTGTCTGGCTCTACGCTTGTCGTGCCAACTGGGTTAAAGCCCTCTGTAATTTCAACAATATATTTTATACTGTCGTCAGTTACTTGCGTCGGTGCGGTTTCTATAAATACGTTGCGGCTAAATAAACCCATTGGCTCTGGGCTGGCTATCCAGTCGTCAGCGTCATAAGCAGTTACCGCGTTAGACTCGTTAACATAGTACACACCACCAACAGCTAAGCAGCGCGTGTTTAAGCGCAAGTAATTGCCGCTTGGTATGTTGGTACCGTTAAGAGGATTGACTAACGCTGGCTGGCCTGTAAAGCCGTCGAAGCCATAGCGTGCCGTCGCCTTTCTAATTGAGTAGCCTAAGTAATTACTGCAAGCCTCAATAGCCATAGCAATAAGCCCACTAATATACGAGTCGTCCGAGCTAGCGGTAACTCTTAAATGAGTCTTAGCGTCGGCTAAACTTAAGTAGTCAGTGGCTGCGTTTGTGTAGGCGGTATAATGTCTTGAGACTAACATAATTTTTTACTCAGCGTCTAGCTCAGTTTCTGGGTTTACTGGTTTTACTTTTTTGCTAGGCTTGCTAGGGGTAAGCGCTATAATTTCCTCAGCCACTCCAGCCTCTATTAAAAGCATGGCCTGCTTAGTTTCCATAATAGCCTCGTCTCCAGCGTTATAGCTAAGGTTAAATTTTCCTGTTGGGTTTGCAATAAACTTAATCTTCATTTAGCCCAAGGGCCGTGCACTCAAGACGGCCCTTAGCACTTGGAACTTTTACGACCCCAAGCGGTCAAGCTATTAGGCTACGATGTCCTTACAAACTGCGAAGGCAGTAGGCTGCAACAAGTTGCAATCCAAGTAAGCGTTCAAAACAACGTTAGTCAAGCCAGCAGTAGCACCGCTATAAGGGTCTACTGTCAACTCCATACCACCCCAAGAGGCGATAGCCATTTTAGAGAAGTCTCCAAAAATCATGGCAGACAAGGTGCTAGAAGTACCTTTAGACAAGTTGCTAGGAACTAAAGTTGAAGTAGCTACAGGGTAACCGTTCAAATCAAATCCACCTGCAGGCCAAATAAAGTTACCTTCAACACCAGAAGACTGGCGGGGAATAGTTTGCAAAGCGGCTTTAACTTTAGGGTTAGTCAAGTAAGCAACGCCCTCTCCGTTAGCATTTTCTACAGCCTTCATTAAGTTAACAACGTCAGCCCATACAGGCGCGATTCCGTTAGCGTTAGTGCTGTTAGAAGTTGCACCACCAGCAAAAGTTACGTTAACTGAAGAGTTAGCGATAATACCAGTAGGCTCGTTAGAACCACCGCCCTTAATAGCAGCAGTTTCCAAAGACTGAGCCATAGCATTAAGCAACCAGTTACGCACGTATGCGTCGATGCTGTTAGAAGACTGAAGCATTAACTGGTTAGACACTTGAATATAAGCAGCCAAACGCTTAGGGCTAAAAGTGATTTTAGAGAAAGCGGGGCTCTTTTCAGTAGCTGAACCGTTTTCAGTATTCCATCCAGCAGAAGGCACAGTGCTTGCAGTTGGCATGTCCAAGTTACCCACCAAACCAGACAACTGCTGTACGCCCAAACCGCGCAAAACAGTCTTAGGAAGCAAAACGTCGATGATAGAACCAACAGAAGTTTGAACGTTTACACCACCCTCAGAGCCAGAAGTTCCACCAGTAACTGACATGTCACGCTTGAAAACTTCAGAAGGGATTTTCATAGAGTGTGCGCTTACGCTTACACCGCTACGCTGGTACTCGCTCGAAGCCAAGGCAGAAAACTCACCCTCAACACCATCGCGACGGCCAGAAATAGCCATGTCAATAGCGCGCTTAAAGCTGTACTCTTTAGCCATTTCTGACTTTTCTTTTTCCTCGCTACGGCTAGCAGTGTGGCCAGCGGCTTGAGCTGCCAAGTTTTGCAACTTCTCAAGGGTTTCAACTTCAGCCTTAATAGCACCAAGGCGAGCCTCGATTTCAGCCAAGCGGTTAGTTTCAGAGTCAGCCATAGAGCGAGCCTCTTTTTCAATCACAGTTTGCAGAGTAGACAGTTCGCCCAACAGGCGGCCGCGCTCTTCTTTCAATGCTTTAATTTTATTCATGGTTTTTGTTTTTTGTTTTATAAGTTTTGGTAACGCAATAAAGCCAAGCGCAAAACGTCGGCCGAAGCTTGGCTTCTTTTAGCCGCTTCTATTTCCTGCTCTTCATCGCGCATAGCTGCAATGCTGCGAGCATCGGCTTCAGTGTCAACGTAAGCGGGATAAGTTACAGGGCTCACATCATACAAATCCTCAATTACTTTGATTGTACGCTTGCCCATATTGCCGTACTTTTCCGAGGTACTCCAAGACTGCTCTTTAATAGTAAAGGCAAAGCTGCTCTGTGTAATGTCGCCGCGCATAATAGAGCGAACTACTGACATGTGCGTTGGGTTTTCATAGTCTGGTACCCATGTATACTCTAAATTGCCGTCAGCATTTACAAACACTTTGCAGGTGTCTGCTTTGGTGCGGCCCAAAATTAACTCGGCTTCGTGATTAAATAAACAACGAATGTCATACTCTTTACTTAAAGCATAGTCAAAAGCCCCAGCGTTTATAACTTCCTCAAAATAACCTAAGTCGGTCACTGAGTTAATAACAGCAGCAATGCCACCAATTTCTTTAGGCATGTTCTCACCGTCTGCTCTTGCTATTACGGTGCCTGTAAAGGTTCGCTTCTCTTGTTTCATTAGATTACTTCTGTATTATTAGTGCCCTCTGGGTTATTGTTTTTGTCTGCGGTGCTCATAAGCTGCGCAATTTTGGCGTCCATGTATTCGTTAATTTTACTAGACGGCATTAAGTTACTCTCTATTAGGTACTCGTCGCCGCCGTCAAAGCCGTTAGCGTCTTCAAACATGCGGGCTTCATTACGCGAGAGCCAGCCGCCACGAATGCCTTTATTATAATAGTCTGCGCGCTCATTAGCGGAGGCCCTCAATAGTGAATTAAAGTTAAATTTAAAGTAATAGGTTAGCTTGTCGTTTTCAGTTAACAGCTTGCGGGCAAGTTCCTGCTCTATGTTAATAGCATAAGACGCCAAGGTGCGTGCGTAAAAGTCTTGGTACTCCTGCTCGACACTAGACTTAATACCGTCCTTAGCGCCAATCATTGAAGCGGGCACCCCAAAAATACGGGCTATTTCCTCAGCAGAAAACTTACGCGTCTCTAAGTATTGGGCCTCTTCTGGGCTAAGGCTCAGCTTCTCCATTTTAATACCATTCGGCAAAACAGTAGAACGGCTCGCCCCGTCTATAACGTCGTCTAAGCTTTTCTTTAAAGGTACCGCTTGCTCTGGCTTAATTTGTGCGTCACTGGTAAGTAAAAACTTAAGCACTCCGTTTTTATAAACGCCTGCGCTTTGGCTAATAGCCGCCAAGTCAATACCTAAAGTTTCAGCGTGCACGACAATAGGAGAAAGCCCTACTAGTGGGTCATCGCCACATAGCCCTTTAAAGTGCAGCATGTCGGCAGCTGGCACAATATTAGGAAAGCCTTTTAAGTTAATTTTGTAGAACAGTTGCCCGTCCTGCATTACTGGCGTAACGTAGTCTGGCGCGATTGGGTGTAACTCAATACCAAGGTAACGGCCGTCTCTGTTAATAAACGCGTAGGCGTTACCCTTCAGCGCCAAGTGGCTCACCATGTATTTAGTAAAGTCGTATTTAGTTTGGTAAGCGTTAGGCTCGTTAACTAGCGCCGTAGCGTAGTGAATAGTAACCTGCTCTCTATTGGTGCCGTCGTCCTTGTAAAGTTTCAAAGACAAGCCCGCTATACCGTCAGCAATAACTCTAACGCACGCGTGCACGCTGGCTATACTTAAAGCCGTTCTGTCGTTAACAGCTTGGCCGCTCTTAGTCTGGTACCCAAAGACATTGTTTAAGGTATTAATAAACCAGTCCGCAGGCTGAGACAAACCGCTTCGCTTTTCTTTTCTAGGCTGCCAGAATTTTAAATTCATTGGGCGCAAATTACAACGGGCTTAAATTTGTTGTGTTAACATTGTTATTTATTCCTGCCTTGGGAAAGCCAACGGCTAAGGGCTGCTCGAAATACGTCGTAATTCTTATACCGCTTTACGCCAAACTTGCCGAAATACTTTTCCTCTGTCGCGTTGTAGGCGTCCTCATAGGTCCTGTACTTGGGCAAGTTGTTATAATACTCTTGCATATAATCGTCTAGAAATTTCATAAGCTTACAAACCAAAAATCTGAGGGCGCGCCTTTTGCAGCTTCCTGCATGCAAGTACCTAACGCCATTACTATACTTACGGGGCCGTCGACTTTGTCGCCGCTCTTAGCCTTGTTAATTTTAATATTGCCTGCTGGGTCCGTTGCCAGTAATACATTGCCCATCATCCAGCGGGTCACTGGGTTGCCACCATGTCTTAGCACCTTGTCTTTAACCAGTCGCTCTAGCTCTTTAGTCGGGGCGCTCATAGAGACAAAACCCTGTCCAAACGGGTAGAGGCTCAGCCCTTCGTTTTGTAATTCAATAACTAACTGCGAAGAGTTGAAACGGTCAAAAGCTATGTCTTGAATGTCGTACCGCTCAGCCAGTTGTATTATGCGAGCCTTAATAAAAGAGTAGTCTGTAACGTTACCCTCAGTTAATTCTATAAAGCCGTCAGCTGCCCACTGTCGAATAGACTGGCCCGCAGCGTCCTTGCGTTTATAGGCCGCCTCTGCTGGTAGCCAGTAGTAACTACGCACAGCGTGCAAGTTTGGAAAGTACAAACTAAATGCGCAAAAGTCGCCAGTGCTTGCTAAGTCCAAGCCACCGTAGCAGGCCTCGCCGTCTAGCTCGTCGTCTTGACTGCACTCATTCCAGACGCTGTCGTTAATCCAAGTCTGTGCGGTGTCCGTCCAAACATTAAGTAACTTAGTTTTAAACTCTACCTCTTTATGGACAAACTCTTTGGCCTCGGTAAGCGCTTGCTCTAGCTGGCGCGGGTATACCGAAATGCCCCAGTTAGGGTTAGCCTTAGCCCATGTCTTTGAGTCGGTCCAGTCGTCGCCTTCGTCCAAAGTATAAATAACAGAAAAAAGGGCGTCGTCTTTTATACCTCCGTTTAAAACGGCTGCACAATATTGGCGGTGCTTATAGCAGGGCGCCTCACGATTGAAGCCAGCTGTTGTAATGGTAAATAAAAGCGGCTGGCGTCTAGCCCCCATAGAGTTACGAATTACATTATACAGCTCGTCGTTTGGGTGCGCGTGGTATTCGTCAATACAAGCGAAGTGCGTATTAAGTCCGTCCTGTTTGTTTGGGTTCCATTCTAGGGGCTTATATAAACTCTGGCCGTAAACTATGCGCCTGTTGTTAACTGAGTTGTTAACTGTGAGTGACTCGTTAAGCCATGGTAAGTTCTGGCAAACGCGGACGCTCTCCCCAAAAACCATCATAGCTTGGTCCAACTTTGTAGCCGCGCTGTAAACCTGCGCCGCTGGCTCGTCGTCCGCAATAAGCCCATAAAGCATAATGGCAGAGCTAAAGGTAGACTTACCATTTTTACGCGGCACTTCTACATAGGCGCGAGTAAAGCGGCGGCTGCCGTCTTCATTAAGAAAGCCAAAGAGGTTGTAAACAATAAAGGCCTGCCAAGGTTCTAGTTCAAAGGCTTTGCCCGCATAGTCTCCAGTACTGTGCTCGAGCTGCTCTATAAATTCTACGGCGTGCTGTGCGTAGCTCTCAGAGAAAGCCCAGCCGTTAGCCCTGTCGTTAACGTAGCGCTTAATTGCGTTACGCACGTGCTCGCAAACTGGAACCGCGCCGCTCTGGACGTCGTCAATATAGTTTAAAACTTTTTGCACTGGCTCTCAAAAATAGCTAGGCACTCTTCTGCCAGTTTTAAGTTGCGGTAAATAAAAGGCTCGTCCCATAGCCCAAACTTCCCGCAAGGGCGAAAGCCGCTGCCTTGGTCCATAGTAATAATAAAGCCTTGGCCTTGCGCTTCTATTTTGTAACGCCTGCCAGTATAAGCTGGTTTAACTTCAAAGGCTTTGCCTTCTACTTCTTTTTTTGTCTTTGCCATGTTATGCTGTTTTAGGTTTTTTTAATAAGTCTAATTTGCTCTGGGGCTTTTGCACGTTGCTTGTAATTCTGCTGCGAGCGCTCGGCGTAATTCCGAAAAGCTGGCCTATTTGCGTAGCCTGTTTAAGCGCTTGGCTCTGAACACTAAACCAAGGGCTTACCACTTGCTCGCCCAGTCGGTTGCAAACTACTAAGCCCTCCTTTTTTAACTTAGCACAGGCTAAGTAATAGTTATGCAGCTGCTGGCAGTAGCCATGCAAAAGCTCTAAGTCACAACTGGCAAGCAAACCGTTACGCTGCAACTCGCGGCAAACCGTGCCCCAAATTGTTTGCAGTTCGCCCGTAAAGCCCGCTGGTGCTGGTGGGATTTCGTCTAAAGGTAGCACCTTCATTTCGTTCTCAACTAGCCAGCGCTTGTCTTCGGTCCCTTGAATTTTTTTAATTTCGGTTGGTAATTTTGGTCTGCCCCTCATTTTTATAGGTTATTTTATACAAATATACAAGCTTTTTGTTAACTCTTATTTCTCTCGGGTGTGAAAAACAG